GTTATGCAAGTTTGCGACAATTCGCCTGGCTTTTTTGACTTGCTCATTATTTTCCCTAATGAACTCGGTCTTGCTTTAAAGTATTTCATTTTGCAGTTAGTGCTTCAAAAGTTTCATCATTCATTGAATATCTTTCTTGGATAGCAATTAAATTCTTTGCATCCTTTAGGTAACCTGCTCTGCATTTGTCAAACAATTCAGTACCTACTTTTAAAGTTGGCTTAAGTTTCTCTTCTACCATTTTAACTGCATCGTGCATATTGGTTGCATCAGCATCTTTGGTATCACATAATAGAAATAAACCCTGTAGTGCATATTTTCGTGCATAAGAACTTGAACTTCCGAAAGACTGGCTAATATCCATACCCTTGCGGTTTGGGTCTATACCAGCAGAAGCACAAACTTCAATAAAGCTACTATCTTTATCATAAAAATGAATGTAAGATTCGCAGAAAATAAGTCCAGCTATTTCTTTAATCCTATCCGATATTATCATAGTACATCCGTACTTAAGTAATAAAGGTTTAACTGCTTCCAATATATCTTCTGTAGAACGATACTTGTACTTCCCGAAGGAATTGAATTGATTTTTAGGTGCTTTTAGCTCCGATTGAATTTTGAGTAATGACATAGTTTTAAGTTTTGGTTTTTAAAGATACAATTTATTTTATTAAATTTAAGTAATTATTTTTAATTATTTGCTTCGATAAATGAAGTTCGTAATCGTTTGTAACTCTTTGTATTTCAGCTTCTTTGACTTTATTTATAAGATACATTGCCTGGACTGATTTACAGTAATTTCTATCTTCTAAAGTTTGTCTATAAAGCCTTTTTAACTTATCCAACTTACTTTCCTTCGGTGGATTTGCTATGAATTTGTGTACAGTTATAATGCTCATCTTGCGTTATTTATTTCTACTGTTTTAATGTAACCACCACTACTATTTATTTGACTTCTTGCTTCTGCTTCTGTTTCAAATTCAACACCCAAATGAATCCCATATTCATCTTGATAAGCATTAACCCAAACGCTTTCAGGCTCAAACACTTCAATTAAATCAAATTCTTTCCAATCCGAATAATGTTTACCATTTAACTCCCATAAAGTTGGATATGGAGATGTTACTTGAAATATTACCATTCCAATTATTTTATCTTTATGTATTTCAAATAGCTTTACTGCGTTACCATCTCTTGTAGCATATTTTTTATTTAAGTCTATCATATTATCGTGGTCTACAAATGTTATAAATAGCACTACCTAAAGTAGATTGACAAGCCAGCACTGGTTGCTTTAAGATTGCTAAAATCAATTCTTCGTAATTCTCGTTAATAAACTCTTCTACATCTTGAGTAAAGTAAATAGGATTTTCTGCTTGCTCCATACTTGTAGGGTCTAATTCTATTTTAACTTGACCTCTTGAGATATCGTAGTTTTCTAATACCCAAAAGCGTAGGTCTGCTTGTTTGAATCTATGGTGGTAAATAATAAAACCATCGGTGTATTCGGTATAATAGGTGTTTTGATAGTCTATTTCAACTATGTTAATATCTTGGATAATTGGATTTTTTAACTTCTTCATTTTTTGCGAGTTATGGTTAAACAATTTTTGGTTAATTCTTTGCAAGAATAAGTCTTGCCGTTATAAGTTTTGTAATACGATAGTAAGGCTCGGATTCGGTTGCCTTCTCGTTTGTCTACTTGCATAGTCTCCCCTACGCAAAGCGACTTAATTGCTGCTGCTTGTTGTTTTTGGTAAATCATCTAATAATTGTAAGGCTCTTTTAAATACTTGGATTCTTGCGTATACTTGTCTTGACTTGTAAGGGTCTTTTTGTACACCAGGTAGCTGATTAGTTAGCTTGTTGATTGCATCTTTTAAGCCTTGCTCAAATGATGGTTCTTGTTGGTAGTTGAACATAGTTTTATATGCAGTGTAGGATGCTGCACCCCTTTTGGTTTTAGTTATTAAAGCTGAATTTTACACTTGCATTTCCATTATTAGCATAATCAATAGTATTACTAATAGAATGTATTTCTGTGTTATTTTTTACAATCCATAATTTGCAAAATGCTAAATCCTGTACAAGTTCTAATTGTAAACCTAAATTCTCAATTAATTGATTAACATTTGACCAAGAATTGTTTTTTGCTGATTTTCTAATTTGATTTGCGATTGAAGTATTCATAATTTTGGTATCGTTGGGTTTAAACGATAAGCGAATATCTTAATTAAGAATTAATATTCAAAACATTTCTTTAAAAAATGCTAAAGCAAATCGTAACTTGCTGATAATCAAAGAAATTATTTTTAAAGTTTTTTTAGGATAAGGTAAACAACCACTCCAATACCCAATATTAAGAATAAAGTGTTATTCCCTTTTGGCTTCTCTTCTTGAATAGTGGTTTTATCCACCTTTATAGCCTTGTTTTCTTTCTTATCGATTTTAAGGCTCTGTAAGCGTTTTCTTTCTTTGATGTGCCTCTTTATATGGATTGCCTTGAGTTTGTACTTGTAATCGCCTCTAATAGCTTCTAAAGGTGTAACCTGATGGTTTACTAATGTATCAAAAATATAAGCTATTTCTTCAGTTGTTTCAATATCGCTTGAATCAGTAGCTAATTCTACCTTTTGAACAATAGTTATAACGGAATCCACTTTTGTAGTTTCTACCAGCTTTTTAGACTTGCAAGAAGAAGATAGTAAAATTACTACCAATAGGATTATTACGCTTTTGGACTCCATAATTTAATTAGTTTCTTTTGTCTTTCTAAACGGCAGTCTGCCTTGCATTTTGAGCAATATACTTTAGTGCCTGAAGATATGTATTCAGCTTTACAACACTCGGAAATAGTCAAAGGGTTTACCTGCTCTATTTCTTGTATTACTTCTATATTTAAGTCTTCGCTTATTTCTTTTGATTTCTTTGCCATAATTTAAAGATATATTATTATCCTTTCGCAAATTTAACCAAAATAAAGTAATTATCCTACTTACCGCTTTCATAATCAATGTCTCTTTGTAAGCATTCAATAGCTTTCTTTAAGTCCTGGACCAAAGCATCCTTCTTACCTGCTCTTAAAATATACTTAATAGCATTGCCCTTCATAAAAGACAAATTGTATGCGTTTGCAATATCAATCACATCTACTGGCACGCCTTTTATTTCTACTTTGTAGTATTTAGGCTTTGTAACTATATCAGCTATATCCGAACCTGTTAATTCAATAGGTTTAAATTGATACTTAATGGTGCAATTAGTGCAAACTTCTGTACATTCGCAATTCTCTAAATGGTTAATTTCTTCGATACTTTTCATTTTGTTTCTCTTTTAGTTTTTGTTTATTGGTTTCATTTATTAATTCTCTTCTAATAATTTCTATTTCTTTGTATAATTCTTTTAATCTTTCTACTAATATCTCACTCTTCGTCTTGTTCATAATCTAAAAAATCTAACCTGGTATCTATCATTTTAATTAATCGTGCCTGTGTTAAGGTCTTGTAACTTGGGAATAAAAGTAGTGATTTCTCTTCTAATTCAAAAAGAAAATAGACAAAGAATTTTAGTTCTTCTAAAATCTCGCCGTCAGTCATATCAAATACTTCTTCTTCCTTATTCTCCATATAAAACACCGTTATAAACACATTTATAATCTATTATTGCGTGCGGTTGAGCAAAGAATAGAACCTTATCGCCATCTATCTTAAAGGTAACTTCAAGGAAGCCTTGACACCAGTCCGCAATCTTACCTGTTGGTAGATATTCTACTGCTTCCATTAACCTGGTACATCCTACTTCAAACCAAGCGTTAATATTATGCCTATTACGAATGTATCGCATTCCTAATCTGTGACTGTGTCCTGTGCATCCACTTCCCCAATACTCTATAATGTTTTTCTCGCTGGCATTCTTTGTTAAAGATAAACCGTGAGTAATATCGAATATATCAAAGTAATTAAAGACATCCGTAGGGTCGTAAACCATATCGTTCTCCGCCAGGTGCAGCATCTCTTCAAACTTGGTACTTTCAAAGTGTTTGTATAGAATAGCTAATCTTGCTAATTGACCTTTAGATAATAAAAAAGGCTTTGTAACTCGCTCATCGTGATTGCCAGTCCTTATAGTTATTTTAGCATCCGTACTTAATCTTAAAGGCTTTAGAATTTGTTCTTCTGTGTATTTAAACTCTTCTACCTCGTTATACCCGTTTAAGATACCTTCCATAAATAATTTATTGGTATGCTTGGAAACAAAAGGTAAGTCTACTATATCTCCATTAATACAGACTTCATCAAATTTATTATGCTGAAGAACATTATTAATAACCCTTAAACATTTAAGGTCTGCTAACCAACCGTGTGGGTCAGAAAATACAAATAACTTATAAGTTCTTTTGTCGGTTAATTTCTTTAACTGGTATTGGTTATACTCAGTTTCGGATAGTCTGGGTCTGTACATAGTTTTTTTTGTCCAAATTACTAATTATTTTAGCATTATTTATCTTTTATTCAAAGG